CTTATAAAACAGGACTAGATCGTTATTTTGGATTACTTGAACTTGCAGAGAAGTATGGTATCTTCAAGAAAGTTTCTACTCGTATAGAGCTTCCTGATGGTACAAAAACTTTTGGTAAGACAATCAATTCAAATCCAGAAAAATTCTATACTCCTGAGATCATGGATAAACTAGAGGTTGCAGCCAGAAAAGAGTTTCTTTATGGTGAAGAAGATGAGACAGATGAGGAAGAAGTACTTGAGTCCGTTTGACGAAAAAAATGTTGGTGCAAAATATAAAGTTCTTTTTGATTCTATGAATAATCCAAAAGAGCAAATTGCACCTGTAAAAGTACTTGACGGAAAGTATAAAGGTATGATATATTCTTATGGAATGGTACAAGTCATACCTAAGTTTGAGTCGTTTGCAAATGTGATGGATGATGATGAGCTTGTATTGAAATTTGAGTATAACGTATTAGATGAGTCTGAAATTAAAGATGATAAGTCAGAGGAGTTAGAAGAACTTCTTGGAGACATACTTATGGATATTATCATTAACACAGACGTATCAGGAGGCAGAATAGGAAGTGAACGAACAGACAGTAGTAGAACAGACTCTAGCGAATGAAAAGTATGCACGAAAGATACTTCCTTTTGTTGATTTAGATTACTTTGAATCTTTTTCCTCTAAATGGATACTTCAAAAAGTTATTAGTTTTGTAGAGAAGTATAATAAGATACCCTCAAAAGATGTTCTAAACATTGAACTTGAAGCAGACAAACTAACCGACCCTCAATACAAAGAGGTTGTATCTTTTCTATCAGAATTAAAAGTTACAGAACAAGAAGAAGAATGGCTCATTGACCAAACTGAAAAGTGGTTTCAAGAAAGAGCAATCTATAATGGTATTATGAAGTCCATCTCTATACTTGATGGAAATGCAGATGAAAATAAAGGTGCAATACCTACGATACTTTCAAATGCTCTTGGTGTTTGTTTTGATACAAACATAGGACATGATTTTCTTGAAGATTCAGAGGAAAGATATGAGTCCTATCAGAGAATAGAAGAAAAGATACCATTTGATCTTGAATACTTTAACTCAATTACAAAAGGTGGTCTTTCTCGTAAGTCTCTCAATGTTATACTTGCTGGAACAGGAGTTGGTAAGACACTTGCAATGTGTCACTTTGCAGCTGCAAATCTTATACAGGGAAACAATGTGCTGTATATCACAATGGAAATGTCAGAGGAAAGAATTGCAGAGAGAATAGATTCAAATCTTCTTGATGTTCCAATTAACGAACTTCCAGACTTTCCTAAAAAGATTTACGAGCAAAAGATTGATAAACTTCGTGCAAAGACAAAAGGACATCTTATCATAAAAGAGTATCCAACAGCTTCTGTTCATAGTGGACACTTTAGACATCTTCTATCAGAATTAAAAGTAAAGAAGAAGTTCAAACCTGATATCATATATGTGGACTATCTAAATATATGTAGTTCATCAAGATTGAAAAACAACATTACAAACTCGTATATGTATGTGAAGTCAATTGCAGAGGAACTAAGAGGACTTGCAGTTGAAACAAATCTTCCAATCGTAACTGCAACACAAGTTAATAGAAGTGGATTTACAAATAGTGACCCAGGCCTTGAAGATACATCAGAAAGTTTTGGACTTCCTGCAACGGCAGACTTTATGTTTGCAATGATATCAAATGAAGCACTTGATGATCTTGGACAGGTTGCAATCAAACAACTCAAGAACAGATACAACGACCCTTCTTTTCATAGAAAGTTTGTTGTTGGAGTTGATCGTACAAAGATGAGACTTTCAGATTGTGAGCAAACAGAACAGAAAGATGAAGCTGTAATGAATAACACTAAATTTGGTGAACGTCAAGATGAAGATGATAATATGAAATATGTTACCAAGATTGGCGGTAAAAAAGATTTTTCTAAGTTGTTCGCATAATGTTGACACATCACGAATACGATATTCAGAGAATTGGAAAATTCTGGTGGGTTCTGGAAGATGGTCGAGGAATTGCATTTTCTCGTAAATGGAGCAAATGTCAGACCCTAATAAACACAATAAAAAAAGGGAAACCTTTTAGTGGAACGAATCCAGAGTTCTTTTTTGGAGGCCCAGCACTCGATATTGACCTTGCAGAAGAGCCCCATCCCCTAAGTACTTGATTTTAAACGATTCTTTTTTTTTACCTTTTTTCCTAAGTCCTTGTTTTTAAACAATTCTTTTTTGAAGAAAGTTCTTGACATTACTCAAGAGTTATGTCATATTAGAATAGAATTGAGAAACAAAGGAAAAATGATGAACTTGGAAGAATTTAAAAAACAGTTGGAACAAGACCCAACAAATCAAGTTTCAGAACTTAAAATTATGAAAAGTAATGCTGGATTTTATATAGGCAGAACTTGTTTTGATGCAGAAATGCAAATGACTGTTCCTTTTGACAGACAGTCTGGATATTTTTCGACTGATACTGAAGCTAGATGTCAAATGTTAAAAATGAAAGGTTTACTGTAATGAATGATGTTGCGATAGATATTTTGAATACTAATCTTAATTGTGAAGATTCTCGACAAATGGTTGATGCTCTTGAAATTCTTAAAGATGCAATTCAAAAAGATTATGATAGATGGAATGCTGTTGTCTTTCCAGAAAAAGAAGATGCTCGAACTTTAGATATCAAATTCAATTTTGGTAAAAAATATGTAAAAGTTGTTGTGAATAATGCAGCTTGGGGATTTGTTCTTCTTGAGGATGATACAAAGTTCAAAAGGGGAGACCTTTTAAAGTCTGCTGGTTGGTCAAAACCAGCAAGAAACTATGCACGTTTGAATATCATAGATCACATAGGAACAGTCTACTATGGTGTTGTTAAATGGGCTGGAATAGTGATTTAGGAGAAATGATTATGGAAAGAAATATTAGAGTTTTTTGTGACCAAGATGGAGTTCTTGCAGACTTTTCAAAAGGTGTTCAAGAAACAACAAAATTATTAAACAAAGCTTTAGAGGATATAGACCCTGCGTTTGGTGGGCCTGATGGATTGATATTGGGTTCTTCTGAAGAAGATTATAAAAAGTATGATGAGATAAAAGAAACACTTACAAAGTATAGTCTTTTTAGAAAACTTCCAAAAACTAAAATCTGTGATTCTTTAATGAGTACTCTCATGGAACTTGAGGGTCAAACAATCGAAACATTTGAAATACTGACTTCGGCAGGAAAGGTAAACAGAAACAGAGTTATCTTTGAAAAAAATCAATGGGCAAGACAAAACCTTGCGATTGCTATTCCTGTGACTTGTACTTTTTCTGGAAAACAGAAAGCAACATTTGTCGATCAAACTAAAAAAGAAACAAGTGTTCTTATTGATGATAGAAAAGAAAACTGTATTGAATGGTGGAGAGCTGGTGGAATTGCTCTTTTCGTAAATGACAAATCTTTTGAAGTTGTTGATGCGATAAAAGAATATCTCATTTGGTTGAAAAACATGGGAAATTGCAGACCTGATTGGACTTTAGGTGGAACTGTTGTGGACTTGACTGCTCCTGAGATCAAATACCTGTCAAATTCTGATGAGTATAAAGAATACTTTGATAAACACTTCAACGATCAAAAGGAAACATACTACAGAAGAAAAGATATGCTCGTAAGGGAATATATCAGGATTGATGGTGAAGATGTTCCTAGAGAAAGAGGAGCTAAATTTGAGAAGCCTGCTAATCCTGATATCTCAAAAAAGATTGTCTTTAAAACAGGGTTTATGAACAGTCCAGAAGCAGATGAGATCATAGACAGATTTAAACATAATCTTAGTAACTGTGAGAATTTAGGTGGCTTACAATTAGTGGAACAATAAAGTCATAAATAGGTCTATGAATTATATTGAAATAAGTGGTGGCTCATCAAAGCAAAGAGCATTAGTGAGAAATGCAATAGATTTTGCAATTGCAGAGATGATGCCACGATTTAAAACTTTAGATATATCTATTGATATTCTTCGAAAACTTGATGGTGGAGTTTTTGGATATTGTTGGCCCACAGGAGAAAGAAATACGTTTCAAATTGAATTAAAAAGAAGATGCTCTTCTCTTGATGAATTTTTAGAAACTATATTTCACGAAATGGTTCATGTAAAACAGTATGCAAAAAAAGAATTGCTAGAGACAAAAGATGGAACATTTTGGAAAGGTAGAAACTACACAAGACAAATGAATACATCTTCAAAAGCAAGAAATTATGATATCTATAATAAATTGCCATGGGAAATAGAAGCATATGAAATGCAAGATACTTTAACAAAAAAGTTTAAAGAAAGTAATGTCTAAAAACGTACACATGGAACATATTGAAGATATGATCTTCAACGAAGGAGTGAATGGCGCAAGAACTGCCATTAATTCACTTCGTAATCTTAGAGATATGCTATCAGGTAAATCTAAAAGTGCAATCAATACAACAGTCAAATGGGATGGAGCTCCTGCTATCTTTGCAGGAATAGACCCAAGTGATGGCAAATTCTTTGTTGCAAAGAAGGGATTGTTTAATGTCAATCCTCAAATGTTTAAAAGTGTTGCAGATATCAAAAAGGATAGTAAACTTTCTGGAGAGTTAAAAACAAAATTCTCTATTGCTTTTACTGAGTTCTCAAAGTTAGGAATTAAGTCTGGCGTTTATCAGGGTGATTTAATGTTTACAAAAGGTGATGTTAAATCCGAAAAGATAGACGGAGAAAAATACTTTACCTTTGGGCCGAATACAATTGTTTATGCTGTTCCTGTAAAATCAAGACTTGGCTCTCAAGTAAATAAAGCTCGTATTGGTGTTGTTTGGCATACAACCTACACAGGAAAAAAGATTACTTCTATGAAGGGAAGTTTTGGAAAAAATATTTCAAGAAAGTTTAAGAGTATTCCGAGTGTATGGATGCAAGATGCCACATATTCAGATGTAACAGGAAATGCAACTTTCAATGCAAAAGAAACAGAGAAAGTTACAGGACTTCTTTCAGAAGCAGGAAAAATATTTCAGAGTGTGCCTGGCAATATGCTAAGAGTTATTGAAAACAATGAAGAATTAAAAGAAAAAATTAAAACACATAATAACACTTATGTAAGAGAGGGCGTACCTTTTCCAGATGTCGGTACTCATGTAAGTGGATTATATAAGTATATAACAAATTGGTATGATGATAAGATTTCTACTTTAAAGACTCCAAAAGGTCAGGACAAGTGGAAGAAACAAAAACAAGAAGTTTTAAAAAAATTATTTGTTGACCCTGAGTCTCTTAAAAACGTATATCGTCTTATGAATAAATTGATTGAAGCAAAATCAATGATTATTAATAAGATGAACAAAGCATCAAAGATTGGAACATTTTTAAAAACTAAAAATGGATTTAGAGCAACAACTCCAGAAGGGTTTGTTGCAATAGATAAACTGACAGGTGGTGCAGTTAAACTTGTAGATCGTTTAGAGTTTAGTCGTGCAAACTTTTCACCTGATGTGATTAAGGGCTGGGAAAAATGAAAAGTGCAATGGAAACAGGGTTTCAAAATTTTAGTCAATGGTTGGAGGAAGAACCTCCTAACACAAAGGCTGCAATGAGAAGATACAAAGCAGGAAAGGCTGGATTTACAGACATTGCACATTTAAAAGCAAAAGGTCTTATTAAACGTGCAGATGGTTCAAAAAGAAAGTCTGAAAAGTATAAATAGATCATAATTATTAACTCTTGTTAAGTCTAAGGAAAACACAAGAATGGCTACAGCAGTCGTTACATTCGGGAGAATGAATCCCATTACAGTCGGTCATGCAAAGTTGGTCGATAAAGTAAAATCGGTTTCAAAATCCGTAAGAGGAAAACCTCTTATCTATCTGTCTCATTCGCAAGACAACAAGAAAAATCCACTTTCATATAAAGACAAACTTAAATTCGCAAGAAGTGCTTTTGGCCCCTCTATACAAAAGTCAAAGGCAAGAACAATCATTGAGGTTCTCAAAGAGCTTGATGGGAAGTATGATGACATTGTGATTGTCGTGGGTTCTGATCGTGTAAAAGAGTTTGATACTCTTCTTAACAAGTACAATAAAAAAGAATATACCTTTAACAGTATCAAGACAGTTTCCGCAGGAGAGCGTGACCCTGATGCAGATGATGTATCTGGTATGAGTGCATCAAAACTAAGAGCTGCAATAAGTGTTGGAGACTATGACCTTTTTAAACGAGGAACTCCAAAAACATTGACCGCAAAAGAAAAGAAATCAATGTACGATATTATTCGTAAAGTTCTTCCAATACAAGAAAACTTTTTTGAAGAAAATGAAGAAGATGAGATTGATCTGGATAAAGTGACGGATAAAGAAATTGAAGCTCTTCTCAAATCAATGGATGGAGATGACATTGACAAATCCGTTTCTGATGATGATCTTGAGGACATTACAGATGATGACGAAGATGATTTTGAAGAAGCAGTATTAAGTTTTGCACAAAGAAGAAAACGTGCATTACAAATGAAAAGACTTGCACCAAGAATAAGAGCAAAGAAAAAAATTGCAATGAGAAAAATGGCAAGTCGTGATAAACTAATGAAAAGATCACGAAAGGCTGCAATCACACTTCTTCGTAAAAAAATGGCTGGAAGAAAAGGTGAAAACTATGCAAATCTTCCAACAGGGGCAAAGATACAAATAGATCGAATGATTGAAAAGAAACGTGGAGCAGTTCAGAGGATTGCAAAGAAAATGTTTCCTAAGATAATGAAGAAAGAAAGAGAAAGATTGAAGTCTCTCAAAGCACCAAAGGAACAAGTTGAAGAACAAAGAGTTCGTCAGGATAAAGATGTAGAAGATAGAAAAGGAACACAGCCTGCAAAGTATTATGCAGGAAAGATGGCAAAGTCCACAAAACAAGCAAGGGCAAGACACTTTGAAAAGGGTTCAAAGAAAGATGATGATGACCCTTCTGCATACAAACCAGCTCCAGGCGATAAAAGTGGTAAAACAAAACCGTCAAAGTATACGTTAAAATATAAACAGATGTTTGGTGAGGCACC